AGCAATTTGCGTTGCCTTGTCTTGCTGTCGAAGCCACTCCAAACCAATCGAGTCCGTAGGAATATCCCCAAACGCAGTAGGACGAAGACCTCGGTTGAGTTTTCGTTTTACCGCAGGAGTCATCTCATCGAACGCAGCAACAATCGGAACCTGAGTAGATCGCTCTCCCCAGTGCGCGACAGGTCCGGGGAAAGCCTGATTGTGTCCCACAGGTTCGTAGTCCGGATTAGTCCACGTCAGACCGTTAAGCGCAATGCAAATCTCAGTAGTTCGGGAATCCAAAACAGCCGACCACTGGATGCGAGAAATCACATCCGCATTCTCGCGATACATCTCTAGCCTGCCTGCATTAACTACGCCAGTCAGAGAAGATCGAATCAGGTTACGTGCCTGATTTGTGCTGATCTTCATTATCCCATCGGAATAGTTATTCGCTTTCGTACCCCGAACTCTCGCTATCAATTCCGGAAGCGTTTCGTTAGCCATTACGCCGCGACGCATAGCCCTCTCGAAGCGATCCTGAACAGCTCTCTCCTGCGTCTTCCACCAATCTCCGGACGTTGCTCCCTCAATCAGCAAATCCCTCCCAAGTTTGAGAATGGTGCTTTGGTTTGGGATCGTACCAATTACGTTTTCACCCAACAGAACGTTGAGTTGCTGCGCTACTACCCGGGCATTCTCCAAAGCGAACAGCGCATTTCTCTGAATCTGTTTGCGGCGCAGATCCGCGTAGACTTTTCGCAGAATTATTCGGGCATCTTGGAGCATCTTCTGCAAACGCCGCTGTCTCACGGTCATACGAGCAGCACCCGTTACATCGTACCTCGCTAGCAGAGCAGTAAGCTCACTTTCCAGTTCTATAAACCGCTTACGAAGCGTGCGACCTTCCCGCTCATCGAAGCGAAGTAGGTTAATCTGTTCGATAACCAGCCGCGCTTTAATGTCTTCAGCTAAGCTCACAGCTCAATCGATACGGAGACACTGGCGATAGTACTCCGACCGTTCGAAGTGCCTACCCGGTTAACAATCACCTGCGTAATATTGAACCCCGACAGATCCTCGAAGCGCAGAAACTCCGACATTAGTCCGTTCTCTAGTTCTTTTTTGACCTTCCGCAGATCATCCAATTCTGGATGTGGTTGTGGCGCTGCTCTGCCGCCTTTTTCAAGACCCATCCTCCTCTCCCTCCTCCGATTCATCCTCGTCTTCAGTGTCGTCAAAACTATCAGAGGCATTCAGCCCCGCAACACGTCGCTCGAAATCATCGGTAGCCTGTAACTCAATTTCGTCTGGATCTCCTATCAAACGCTCGCCCTGCTTCAACTGGTCAAGGAACTCACTGAGCGGGATAGCACCTTCCAGCCACAGCGACATGAGCGCTTTCATTTCATCCGCAGCCAGCTTGGTATCGATGAAGTCCTTGTTCATTTCCACGACAGGTTTCGAGGAAGCCCCTTCCCACTCCGCCGCCATTTCCAAGATCTTTTCGAGTCCCTTGCCCACGGAGATCGCGATACTGATAAGGATCGATTCGTCTCCGGCATTATGAATGCGTGCCAACTCCGCAGATTCTACTTGCTTGCGCTGCGGAGCCAGCAGCTTAGCACCCAAGACAGACATTTGATCTTGCTTCGACTTGATTGCCTCTGCTAAATGCCCGAGACCCTGCCCTGTGAACTCCAACATTCCGACTCGCGCTTTGTCGTCGTCAATAAGCCATGCAGTAGCACTGCCTATCCGCAAGCCTTTCTTATTTTCCTCGGCACTCACCCCGGTTGCCCACGGTGTAGGCAGGGAAACCAAGTGTCTGCCGTGTTCTAGGTCCGCAGAGTTCATATAGTGCGAATGGTTTACATCACAAAGATCCGCAAGAGGAGCCTTGGAAACCATCGTTTGTGTGCCCTCCGGTGAGATGAAAACGAACGGAATTTCAGTGAGCGCTCCGGTACTTGATTCCGGCGTTATAACTGGTCCGGGAACATACTTACCGGGAGAGTTCTGGGTCTTGCTTTTCTTTTCCTGCTTCCAAACTCTTGCCCGGTAAATCCCTTTGCTGTCAATCCACAGCTCCCGGTATTGCGGTATGATCTTCGATGAGTACATATCATCCGGATCGATATCCTCAACCATTTCTTCCAGAACCACCAATATCAACTTGCCGTTTTCTTCGCGCCAGTTAATAATCGATGTTTCTCGGTAAACAGCTAAATGCACCGGCATGTTACGTCCCGCTCTGCGATCCGCAAGCACCCCCAATCTGCCAGTCAACATGGTGCGAGTTAGCACCGTTTTTATAAATTCCTGAAAGGTCTTACCGTCACCGGTCGCATCTTCCTCTAGGTGCGAAACCAGATCCGGAAACGTGACGTTAGCAGGTACCCGGGTCATGGCACCTACCAACCCGGTTACCGTGCGACCAATGCCATTGAAAAACGCCGCCCGGTTTTTGTAAGAAGTATATTCCTTCTTGGTCATGCCCTCGGGTCTGGGCAGGTACATCACCCCTTCTCGTTTTACAGCCGTAGATCCTTCGTAAAAATCAGAGCATCGCTTCCACTCAACGAAGTTCATCGTATAGTCGGGGTGTTTCGATTCAATAGGCATTAGTGTGTTCCTGAAGTCTTAACTACCGACACCTTAGTCCGCTTACGCCAAAGCCGATACCTAACTTCATCCGCAACATGATCCTCGGAATCCGAATCTATGTCGTCAGAGGTACCATCGTTATCTCGGGGCAGTGTCGGTATGGTGCGAATGAAATGCTCGCAGTGATCGAAGCAATACAGTCCCGGACCCTCTGAAGGACTCTTTGCCGACTCCTGAAACATTTCACGCATCAATTGCCATCCGTTAATACGCGATCCCGGACGCTTATCAGCCTTTACCCAGCCAACCCCTGCGCCCTGCATTCGAGAACCTATGCTCTCGCCCTGTGAAGAATCGAAAATAGCACTGTCCGCCGGACCCCGCTGTACGTGTCCCGCAATTTCCATTTTCGATTCCCTTTCTAAAATACCATTCGCTATCTCAGTCGGTGATAACCCACAGCCTACATTCGGTTTTCCATTCCAGCCGTACCACTCGTGGAAGCGTATCAGCGACTTCGGGTAAAAAGTCTTCAGCACTCCGGGCGCAATTTCAACCTCTGAGTCGTCAGTTTCAGCCCACCAACCCACAGAAAAGGGCTTTTTTGCCCCCCAGTCGAAGGATCTGTTGAGTTTCCACTGTACGGGCAGCTTGAATTTCGGCAAAACAATATGCTCGGGCTTCCATACGTCATCGAACATTCCCCCGGCAACAATATCCCAGTCGCCTTCTTTCATAGCGCGAACCAGTTCCGGGTTACCCAGCCCTTCGAGACGATCCAGATAGGTCGGATCATCGTGCATCAGTGCCGGGTTGTCATCGATCCTTGCCGGGATATAGGCCCGGCGCATTCCACCGTCTTTCGCTTCAGTCTGTACGATTCGCTCACCCTTGCCAGTAGTGTCAACGAACGTTGCCTTGACCCAGTTATGCCCAAGGTTACCCGGGTTCGAACCGCACAGAATACGGGGAAAGGACTCGTTAACGGTGGAAGGAATGCTCAAGCCGACTGCGCGACACCTGCCACGCAGGAAGGTATACATCTTCTCCGTGAAGTGGGTCAGCTCATCGATCATCAGGACATGGATATCCGTACCCTGATACTGGTAAACGTTATGCTCGTACTGGCAATGATTGAGGAAGATCCGGGCACCGTTAGCAAACTTGATCGTGCCCGGTTGGACAATGGTAACGAATCCCTTCTTAACCCACGGCTCTAACAAATTGACGAAGCCGTTAACCCCTTCCATGTGGTTCTTATACAGGTCCGTAGACAGCCTGCGAAAAATATAAACGTTGAGGTTCGGTATCAGGTAGCACCAGATGATTGCGGCTACCCGCATCAGATGCGACTTACCCCCTCCTGCTGCGCCTCCGTACAAAACTTCGTTTGCCGGAACGTGAAGCGCGTAGTCCTGTTTGGGGAATAGGGTTAAGTCAATCTCCGAAGCCATCTAGTGAACCTTCAAATCCTCTCCGGTTTGAACCGGCTTGTATGTATGGACCGCATCATAAAGTTGCTGCCAAACATCGTTGAATTCGTGGTCAATCAACTTCGCATACTCGACCTTCCTCATCCTGTCGCGATGCGTTTCCAGCATCTTCTCAGCAATTTCCAGCATCTCATCCATGCCCTGAATCTTGAGCGTCATGTTCTCCGGAAGGAAATCCTGATCCAGATGCACCTTGGTCCGGGAAAACCCGAAGTCCGCCTTGCACTCCCCGGCAGCATCCACCGCAACAGAGAACGAATACAAACCTCTCAAGGTATGTCCGTCGATCTGCACCTCGGCGTTACCACCATCCGTGCCGGTCAGAGAAACGTTGTGCGTAATCTCTTTGGGAGTCGTCTCAATCAGCCCCATTTCGACTGCCATGTGGGTAAGCTGGGCAATCATAATGTCGAGACTCTCGTACGGATTGGAGAGATTTTCATGGGTATGTTGCCGGGTCTCAACCCGATCCGCACTGGACAGACGCAAAATATAATGGGCACGATCATTGACAGGATCTTGCTCCCGCAACAATTCAAATCTGCACTCGCGTCCGCCAATATAGGCATTCGCCTGCCGGAACAAATACTGTTCCACTTCAGCCATTCCCTCGAATTTCTGGCTCATAGGTGTCCCTCCGTTAATTTTAGCCATTACGAAGATTTCTTTTTCTTGCTGAACTTCTTTTTGCTGGAAAACTTCTCAGCAGGCTTTTCTTCGTCCTCGACTTTCTCAGGCGCGGGTTCCTCTGCCTTGGGCATCTCAGCCTTTATACCCCCATCCCGGGAATCGTCAACTGCCTCGAAAGTGCGGAACCTTGTTTCCGATCCGCAAGACTCCCTGTGCGCCGCGATGAACGCATCCCGGTCCTCACGCGGCGCAGCTTTTTTGCACACTAAACAACGAATATAAATAGCCATTACGTCTCTCTCCTGTTAAAAAGGTCTTGGCCCACCTGCTCAATCCCCAACGGGAGGCAGTTTTCCCCAGTTGTCATACTGAAAAGGCAATCGCGTCCGTGCTTGGGTAACCCGCAGGTTAAAAAATAAGACGCGACGTTTTCCACTCCCGATTCCAATACAGTTAAAGTTACCCGCGTACATCTCCACGGCAATCTTCATCAATTTCGCTCATCTCAGGCGAAGCATCGTCCAGAGGATGAGCAGATGGGCCAAGTATTTGCTCAATGGTCTCGGCAATCGATATTTCTGCGCGAGCCACGGCATAATTCGAATCCTTCACCCGCATATCGCGGATCTTCGGTAGCTCTTTCATGCGTCGCGCCGACTTAGCCCGGAGCATCCCGGCAATCAAGAGCAATTTGTCATTCATTTGTTAGCTATTGCTACAACAATAAAAAATAAAACAATTACTACCACAGGAACCCATTTCATAAAGGTTCTGTTTATGAAGTTTTTCATTGGAACACCTCATCAAAGAATGCTCCCTCCGGAATTACCCTCCGGACTTACTTCAACCCACGGTAACCTCGATACTCTGCAACGGCAGTGGCGGCGACTGATCCTCTACCACTACCTCACTGGAAACTTTCGCCTGCGAAGTGTTCTGCGGAGACAGCTTATCCCTGACAAACCCGCGAAACAGGTAGACACCCGGGTCCACGTCAAACACCTGAGTTGACAGTTCGCTCGGCGGATACGGACCACCAACATCTGACCAGTTAGTGCCATTGTTAGCGCTCATCTGGATCTGCACGGACTCAATATCCGCCGCAGTCAAAGGTCCGCCCTTTTCCCTGTGCGTTGGCAAAACCCAGTTAATCGTCAATGTACTCATGCTCAATCCTCAACTACAACAGTCAATCGTTTCAACGGTGCCGGTGGAGACGTATGTTGTCCCGGAGGTGGACCGGGGTCATTAATCCCCAGCACGCCAAGAAACCATCTCCATGCTTTCACTATGAATTCAACCACAATCCGCAACAACCACAGGAGCGCGGTTGGACGTATCCCACTCAACTGCGCTGGTCGGTACCACGTACTTACCGTTAACGCTCTGCGTTTTATCGCAGGGAGTTCCTACGGGTACCTTACCAACAGCCAGCAGCAGAAACCCATCGGTCAGTTTGGACACGCTGTAAACCGTCACGGCTTGAGCAACCCAGTCGCCCGGTGGCAAGGGCTTCGCGTTTACTGTCCGAGTTACTACGTTAGTCCAGTCCGAAGATTCCCCTGCTTCGTTAACGTGCTTGGCATGGAAACAGAAAGTCCCGGACCCGGTATCAATCGTGTATTCGGTTATCGTGGGAGGTACGGTCACCTCCTGTAATGGAACCTGCACCATTGACGTTTCCGGATCGCACGCGGACCATTCAATTACGGTGGAGGCAAGCGCAGTGGGTCCGGTCTCCTCTATGGGAGTACCGTCAGTGTTCTGAGTCGCGTTAGTCCAGCTCAGGGTGACTTGGTTGGCAAGGGCTTCGTCAGTAGGTAGGCTAAGCAGCAGAAAAACGCCTGCCAGAGAACTAATAATTTTCATCCGCTAGGTCTCCACAGTTATCCCCACCTCCGGTTCCTCGTTTTCTTCGGCTTCGAGTGCTGCCATTTCTGTTCCTGCAAAATCGATCAGAACCTTGGTAATGTTTTCTATTGTTTTCGCCAAGCTGGTCGCTTGGTGCTGGGGATCGATAAAATGCTGATCGTTGATTTCGAGGATCTCGGCACTGATAGCCTTGAATACCAGTCTCGCCCCATCGAGTTGCCGGTTCATATCGTTAACCAGCGCAACCTGCGTTGTTACGATATCCTGCAAAGCGATAATCTGTTCGTCTTTGTTCTCTACCTTGGACAGATCTTTTTGTTCGTATGCCTGCCTCTTTAGCTTCTCTCTTTTCTCCCGGGACAGGGCGCGGTATTCCTGAAACGCTTTGTTTCTTAGTAGTCCCTCTTGAACTTTTTTAGGGTGCAAAGCCATTTCAAATTTCCTTAAACAGTAAACGAAACGAAGATTAATGCACCCCACACCACCAAAGCAACATAAATACCCAGCGAAATCCAGAATAAACCAACCAATACGGCATCGGTTCGGCTACTGTCCGAGGGTTCAGGCATCGTCGCCCAGTTCCTTGATTCTCTCCAATTGAGCCTCTGTGTCCTCAATCAGATCCCGGATTCCGCCCAGTAATCCTTCGTAATGCTCCACATCGTTGTTCTGTTCCATGTAGACGCAAAAGTCCGTGGCTTCGCGAACATTGCTGAAGAATTCCTTCAGGATCTCCCGTTCTTCGTCGGCAACAAACCCACTGCTTAGAGTTTCCTTAGCCATTTCCTCGATCTCAGTATTAGACAGCCCCTCCAAAATTTTCTGCGTTTCTCGGTACGAAGTTACCACATGGATACCGCGCCAAACTACTTTGATCTGCTCATTGGAAAATCCGTAAGGTCGAAGAATCTCTACCAACGTCCGTGGTTTTTTCTTGGTTGCCATGTTGCCTCACCTTA